CAGTTTTCGCGCGTTGCGCCCGCCTTTTGACCCCCGGTAGGGGCTGGAATTGAGGGCCGGGCATAAAAAGCGAAACCCGTGCTTCAGTCGTGCTTCAGTGGTTTGGGATCTTGCAAAATTCGCCGGTCACCTTTCGCCCGCGCGTACACTCGGTCCCATGGCCCGGGCAAGACTGAACGACTGGCTCGGCGGCGGCTCAAGCTCCGCTGCCTCATTTTCGGCAATGCCGCGCGACATGCGTGTGTTGCTGCACACCCTTCGCGCCGGATCCCCCGGTCAATGGTCGCAGAACGTCCTCGAGCTCTCCCGCCATTTTGTCGGCTCGGTCTACCTCGCCGTGAACACGCTGGCGACGCATGCGAGCCGGGCGACGTTCTCTCTTTACGAACGCACCGATGACCCCGCGATTCCGAACGGCGAGATTCAACTCCCGTGGTCCGACCCTTTGCACCAGCTCATCGAAGAACCGAACCCCGAAGACACGTTCGCCGATTACCTCTACCAAGTGACGCAGCAGCTTTCGCTCACGGGCCTGGCGCTCACGTGGATGGTCCCCGGCGATCACGGCGAGCCGGTCGAGTTCTACAACTTGCCGACGGCCAACTGTTTGCCGATGCCGCCAGGTTATCACCACGGCTTCGAATACCCGCACGGGGCTTATCGGGTGTTGCCGTTCCCGTTCGGCATGATGGCTTCCCCTGTGGGCCAGACGGCCGCGGGCGCCATCATCCCCGCCGAGCAAATGATCCGGTTGAAGAACCACCACCCGCAACTCCGCTACGAAGGCTACGCCGCGCTCACCGCGATCTCGCAGCAAGTCGACACGCTCGAGGCGATCGACAAGTCGCGTCACAGCACGATGCAGCAAGGGTGCGAGCAATCGCTCTCGCTCAAGTCGTCGTCGCCGATGGCCCAGGACCCCGACGAGGACGGGCTCAAGCGACTCCGGAAGCAATTCGAGTCCTTGTACGCCGGCCCGACGAATGCGGGCAAGATCCTCATTCCCCCGGCTGGCTGGGAGCTCGCCCAGGTCTCGACGGTCCCGAAAGACATGGCTTGGGAGCAGGGCTTCGTCCAGATCCTCGATTTCGTCATGGCGAGCTACGGCACCCCGAAGGCCGTCGCGGGCATGCAGGACGGACTCACCTACGCCACGCTCTACGCTTCGCTCCGCGCGTTCGGCTATTTCAGCCTCGGCCCGCTCCTGGCTCGCATCGAAGCCCGGCACAACAAACACATGATCCGCCCGGCGTTCGGCCGCGAGTACGGCCTGCACATCAAGCCGCCGGAGTTCCGCGACGAACAACTCGAGGTCAACCAACTCGCGAACGACCTGAAGTGCGGTGCGATCAAGATCAAGGAATACCGCCGCCTCCGCGGTTACGACGCGATCGACGAGCCATGGGTCGAGGAACGCGCGACGGCCAGCTATTCGCCAAAGTCGCCAACAGGCGGCGGCGACGGCGGTCGCGAGAACGAACCCGAGAGCCACGGCGACCGATCCGAAGACCCGAACGTGAACAACGCCCGACCGCCAGGAGCGAAGTCGTCCCGCGACGAGATCCTCGGTAGGGCCCTCGAGCGTGCCAAGACGAACGGGCACGCTCATCCCATCAGGAGTTAGTCGATGGAACTCAGCGAGTTCGCGGAGGCGATCCGCGATACGGCGGCCTTGCTCAAGGGCCTGCAGCGAATCATCCCGAAGCATGTCGATCAAAAGCTGATCGACTACCTCGATCGGCTCCCCGAGGACCCGGTCGGCCTGGAACTTCTCCGCAACACTCTCAAGGGCTGACGACGTGCCGGCGAAGATTTGCCCCTACTGCGGTGGATCAATGGACGCTCCGCACGTTCTCACGAAGAACGTCTCGGCGACGGCGTACGACGTTCGCGGCGGCCTGGCGATCGACTTCGCTCCGCGCGGGGCCGTCTCGATCGACAAGGGCAAGATGAGTGCTTCGTGCACGTTCACCTCAACGGCGGTCGACCGCGTCGGCGACAAGATCGAGATGAACGGCATTGTCACCGCGGCACACGAACTCAACCCCGTCGTTTTCTGGGATCATGCGAAGGATTTGACACTCCCGATCGGCAAAACCAAGGATCCGCTCGGCAACTACACGGTTCGGATCTTCGACGACTACGCTACGCAGACGACTTACTTCTCGCAGTCCCTTCACGAAGCCGAGCAAATCTTCTCGCTGATCGATGAAGGGATCATCTCGGCCAACTCGATCGGGTTTCGCCCGCTCAAGGCGAAGCCGCTCTATCAAGGAAACCGGCGGCTCGGCCTGCACTTGATCGAGATCGAGATGCTCGAGGCGTCGTGGGTCGGCATCGGCTGCAACCCCGAGGCGATCCGCGCGGCGCTCTCTCGCGACAAGATTTGCGGCAAGTCGCTGGCGGACTCAATTCGCCGATCGCTGTCGCCGCTGGCGTCGGACGCTCCGGCCTGGTCGCGGGGCGTGTCCCTCAAGGCCGTCGGCGACGATGACGGCCCCGTCGACTCGCCCGAACTGGGCGAAGAAGCGGAACGGCTCGACATCATGGCCGACATCATCGGCGGCTTGCTGCAGCGCAGCCGGTCAACGGCAAAAGCGTGGAGGAGGAAGGACTGGGACGAGAACAAACACCCGCGCGCCGACGATGGCAAGTTCGGCTCCGGTCACGGCGGCGCCGGATCCGGCAAGCCGTCGTCGTCATCGTCGAACGGTGTCACAGAAAGCAAGCCCGGTTCGAAGCCCAGCAAGCCGGCGAAGAAACCGGCCCCGAAACAACCCGAAGCCAAACCGGCCGCGTCCGCTCCTCGCGCGGGAGGTAAGCAAGCCCAGCAAGCGGCAAGCAAGTCAATCGAGCGGATCCTGTCTGGGGCAATCACTGAGGCGTCACACCGGGAGCTCGTCGGTCACCTGGAGAAGCTGACGGTCCCCCAGCTCAACGAGCTGCGAAAGCAGCACGGGCTCAAGGCCGAAGGCCGCCTCAAGGCTCAAGTCATCGCGAAGTTGTCGGCTCACTTCAACGCGAAGATCGTCAAGCAAGGGACGGTCGACGTCGACAAGGTCCTGACGGCGCTCAAGCCCTACGCGAAAGTGCCGATCGATCGCGACATGGTGCGATTCGCGAAGGCCGATTACTACTCGATCAAGCAACAGTACGGCACGCTCACGGTGCACCGGATCAAAGAGCTGGCGGTCGACGCCGCGAAGTCTCTGCGGGAGCTGCCGGCCGGCGCCGCCGAGGACCGCGAGCACTTTAAAAAACGGCTCGCCGTCTGCTCGTGGATGGCCGAACAGGCGAAGCGCGACGGCATCGCCGGCAAGGTCGAGCCGTCCGGCCTGCACGACTTCGGCGCGAACGCTCAACGGATCATGCTCGGTGAGAAGCTCCGGGGCGGCAAGAACGGCTCGCCGTGGACGTCGTTCCTTATTCACGGAATCCGCGACGAGTTCGACGTCGACAAGGGGACCAATGACGAGCAAATCTGGGCGAACCTGAAAGACCCTCGCGGGAGCCGATACAAGGGCCCGCGGCTCGACGCCGTGCTGCAGCGGCTGCGCCCCGATTACGGATCGATGAATCAAGAGCAGCTCTTGAACGTGCTCCCGCATCTCAAAGAGCGAACCGACACGTTCACGCCTGACATCGTCTCCAGGGCGAGCCGCGGCCGGAAATCGTGGCAGCCGATGCGCAAGGACCTCACCGGCTGGGAAGAAAGCAAGCATCCGCGGGCTGACGACGGCAAGTTCGGATCGGGCGGCGGATCATCCTCACGGGGCAGCACGACCAGCAAGCCGAACGGCGAGGCGAAGGCCCGCCGCGAACAAGCGACCGCGAAGGCCCGCGAGGCGACAAACGCCGCGATCAAGGTCGGACTTGCCGCGGCGATCAAGGTCGCGACGACCGCCGGTCACTTCGAGCACGTCGCCGTCGATTGGATCGCAGACAAGGTTCAGTCGCTCCCGTCGCCGCTGCGACTGCCGACGATCGGCGTCTACAAGGTTTCGATGGCCACGTACGCAGTCGGTCAGAAGGCCGTCGCGGCTGTCGCCGCTGAGCGAGGGAACACACCTGAGCAAGTCGAACGGATCACGAAGGTCTGCGGCATCGCGAACGCGATCGGAGCGAAGGCTCTGCCGCTCACGTTCGAACTGTTGGGCGCTCATGGCGCCGGCCCGTGGCTGTCGGGATTCGCTCCGCTCGGTTCGATCGGCTACCTCGCCTTCGCGACGGCGACGGACCCCATGGCAACCTTGCGAACGGCGCGTAAGGCCGTCGCCGGGACGCTCAAGGCCGTCGGCGTGGCGAAGTCCCAGGCGACGGCGAACGAGAACATGATCGCGGCAATGCTCGACTCGCTCGCGGCGGCGGATGACGCCGATCTCTGGATGGCTTGCTACTGCGTCGCTCTCGACGAGACGGGCGACGCCGCGAAAAGTCTCGACGTCGTTCGCAAAATCTTTGGTCGAAAATCGGCGGCGCGTAAAGTCGACGGGGTCAAGAGCCTTATCAAGCGATCCGCCAAAGTTGCCGCCAAGGGTGCACCCATGCCCGAAGACCGTCACGACGACGCCCCCAAGACCGAAGTTGCCGGCGTGCCGCTCGGCGCCAAGATCCTTCGCAAGCTGCATAGCGGCCTTTCGTCGCTGGCCGGCGAAGTCACGAAGATGTCGAGCGAGCTCGACGCGTGCGAGGCCAAAGAGGCAATCGGGTCCATGGTCGGCGGACTCGGCAGTTCGGTCTCCGAGATCGAAAAGCACTGGGGCAAGTGGTACAAGGATCACGACCTCGCGGCGCAGGACGAAGAGCCCGTCGAGGAAACGGTCGAGAAGGCCGAGGGCGAAGGTGAAGGCGACGACAACGTCGACGACGTGCTCGAGGCCCTCGACGGCCTCGGTGGTGACGACGAAGACGACGAAGACCTGACCCCCGAGGAACGCCAGGCCGCCGAGAAGCGGATCAAGGCTCTCGAGCAAGAGATCACGCACCTGAATCGCTTGCAGCGCTGAAACACCGAATCAACGAAACCGCCGCCGAGAAGAGCACTAAAGGAAACTGAACCATGCCCTCGCAACTCCTCGATCGACTGAGCAAGCTCGAAAAGGCGGCGGCTTCGCTCAAGAAGACCGTGCCGACCACCACCAAGAGCAACGCCCCGACCCCGAAGCCAAGCGACGTATTCGGCTTGCCGAACGCTCGCACGGGTGAGAGCCCGCTCACGAGCCGCGGGTTCGAGATCTGCCGCATGGCGAAAGCGATGCTCAGCTCGGCCGGCGGCCATGGCAACTGGGATGACGCCAAGGTCGAGCGAGACGTCATCCAGGCGACGCAGAAGGCGTACGCCGGAGCGACGAACTCGTTCACCGCAGGGGCGGTTCAGGTGCCCCTCTCGACCGAGTACATGGCCGAGGGCGAATGCGATCCGGTGCTTGTCGCCGAGATCAAGCAGAAGATGTACACCGGGTCCGCGAAAGCCGACCCGGACGAGATGCGGTGGCTCGTTACCAAGTACATGCCCCCGGGCCGCAAAGAAGTGTACATGAGCTGGCTCGACCAGACGTTCGGCGGCTCCCTCGTGGCGCCGCCCGTTCAGGGAGAGCTCATCGACCTTTTCCGCAACGAGGAATGCCTCGTGCAGGCGGGTTGCCGTCAGATGCCGATGCCGCCGAGCGGGCTCAGCCTGCCCCGCCAAACCTCGGCGACGACCGCCGGTTGGGTCGGCGAGAATCGCGACAACTCGAGCCTCAAGTCGGTTGTTGGCACCGGCGAGCTCAAGCTCGGCCCGAAAAAGGCGTTCGCCCTCGTGCCGATGCCGAACGATCTTCTCCGCTACGCTGGCCCGGCCGCCGAGATGCTCGTGCGGACCGACGTCATGAAGACGATGGCCCTGGTCTACGACCTGGCGGCCCTCGAAGGCGTCGGCTCGGCGCTCAAGCCGAACGGCCTGATCAACACGCAGGGCATCAGCACCGTCACGCCGACGACCGTCGCCACGGACGGCAACACGCTGAGCGAGCAGGACCTGTACAAGTTCCAGGGCGCCCTCGAGGCGAAGAACGCGAAGTTCGAGGGGTTCATCATGCACCCCAACCTGTACTACGCGTTGATCGGCCGTCGCAATGACGCCGTCACCGCGAACGACAAGAAAGGCGCGTTCACGTTCAGCCCGATCCGCGACATGGCCGACGGCCCGGCGGTCAAGCGGATCAACGGCATGAAGACGATCGTTTCGAATCAGGTCTCGACGGGTCGCAGCAAGGGCAACTCCGGCGCCACGCTGACTTACGTCGTCGCCGGCATGTTCAGCGACGTGATTCTCTCGCTCCTCGGGGCGATGGAGTTCGCCGTTGCGACGCAGGGCGACACGACCTTCGCGAGCGATCAAACGATGCTCCGCGCAATCCTGATCGGCGACGTCGGCGTGCGTCACGCCGCCTCGATCGCCTGGGCCGATCAGCTCGTTGTGGCCTAACACCACCGGGGCGGCTCGGCGTTTAGCCTCCGCTGGGCCGCCCCTCCCGAACGCCGCCCGCATCGCCGATTCACTCTTTGGGACACCATCATGCAGCACATCGTCGACCTCAAGAACGGCACGCTCTACAAGGCGTCCATTCCTCCGCAGACGGTCAATGCCAACACGAACGGCGTCGGCGTCGACCTCGTGAGTTGCGACGGCCGCTCGCAAGCCCTGATCTCGTTTGGCACGTTGGCCGCGAATACCGTCGTGTACGTCACGGTCCAGGAGAGCGACGACAACACGACGTTCGCCGCGTTGGCTGACACCGCCAACACGAACACGGGCAATCTCAACACCTCGAACACGGTCACGGCCCTCGGCTTCCAGCGCTCGAAGCGTTACCTCCGGGCGGTCGCGACGATCGCGGGCACCAACGCGTCGGCCCCGATGTCGGTCGAGATCATCGAACAACGCAAGCGTTCGCCCAGCGACGATTCCGGTTATTCGGCATCGCCGGCGGGCTGATCGATCTGCTGTCTGTTGCGTCGTGGGAAGGCCCGGCCGGGGTTTCGCTGTCTCGGCCGGGTCATTTAGTTTCGCCGAGGGTTATCGCCGATGAGCAAGCAGCCGAGCCTGTTTCTCGCGATGCCGCACTATGGCCCGATCGAGGCCGAGGCGGCAAAGATGTTTTGGTGCGCCAGTGCCGACGCGGACCGCTGCGAGCGGCTCGACGCCGTCAACTACTCCTCTTCATTGCTGGGCCTGGCGTTCAACACGCTTTGGTGCATGGCTCTGAACCTCCGCGAAGAGCGCGGCTACACCCATTTCGCGATGCTTCACGCCGACATCGTCCCCGAGGAGAACTGGGTACACACGCTGCTGGGCGAACTCGAGGCCCACAATGCCGACGTAGTCTCGGCCGTCATCCCGATCAAGAACACCGCCGGCGTGACCTCGACCGCCCTCGGTGACCCCTACGACACGTTCAAGATCGACCGCCGCCTGACGATGCACGAGCTCGACGCGTTGCCCTTCGACACCTTCGACTCCGAGAAGCTCGGCTATCCGGAGCGGGCGCTGCTGATCAATACCGGCTGTTGGGTGTGCGACTTCCGCAAACCCTGGG